AGCTCTTATTCACATAATGAATTTGGTTGTGAAAAGAGTTAGATCAACAGAGCTCGTGATTCGGGGTTCTCCCGAACTCTTGGCCAAGATGATCACTGAATCGCCCCATGTCAAGGAGTATCTTGATAAGGTGGCCAGTGGCCCCTCGACAGGTTTACAATCTGGCGACGATTCCGCTCGTCCAGACCCCACGACTCTCAACGGTTTCCTGTACTTCCTGTACAAGTGCAAGGCTTTTCTCACCGGCGACAAAGGTACCAGCCTCCTCAAGGCTGTCCTTTCCGTGTTTGCAGTTTTTACACTTGTAACGGATCCTTTCTCCTTTAGTTTCACCAAATATGAGAAAGCCAGTGAATCCTTCTACTCCAAGATGTCCCCCATCACTTCAACTTATGATTTTGTACGCTCACTTATTGAGGGCGTTCAATTTCTTGTTGACAGCGGCTACGCTCTCTACCACAACGGTTTTGAGTATTTCAACGAACTCCCTAGCATTGACGAGCGCATCACTCGTGTGGAGAAAATTGTTTCTGAGATTGCTAATCTCTCCTATTTCAATTCCACCCTGACTGAACTTGTCACCGAGATCGAGGACCTTCATTCCTTGGTTTCGAAAGCTATGCTCAAACAGTCTGCTCTTTCACCCCGTTCTCCGGAGCGCGTCTTTTTCTGCAATCTTAAGCGTAGATTGGATGCTGTCCGTGTTGATCTGGATCTTAAGACACAGACCAACGGCCTGCGTAAGGCCCCATATGTCGTTTTAATTAGCGGCAACACCTCAGTCGGCAAGAGCTTCTTCGTCGACCTCACTGCCACCATCTCTTTTGCAGCCCTTGGGCTTCCCATGGACCGCAATCGCATGTACACCCACTCGCCCAATGACAAATTCTGGAGCTCATACACTAGCGACAACCTTTTCGTCAATTTCGATGAAGTCGCTTGCTTCTTGCCCAGTGTTGTCCCTGGTGTTGATCCCACGCTTGAACCTTTTCTCACTTGTTGTAACAACATCAAGATGACTCTGCCTATGGCCGAGCTCAATGAGAAAGGCAAGGTCTTGTTCCAACCCAGTGTCATTACGGCCACCACCAACACCAAGGACCTTAGCGCCCGCAATTACTTCAAGTTTGCCACCGCACTTCATAGGAGATTTGGTAGTGTCATCACTCTGATTCCCAAAGTAGAGTTCTCTACGAACGCCTCAGTTAACGGCCCTGCTGATCTTCGCATGCTTGATGTGGTCAAGGCTAACGCAGCTCAAGTTCCCAACAAGTTCGATGACCTTTGGCTCATTCAGGTACAGAAGCCCATTATCAAGTCCAATGGCGATCCCGCTTATGAAGATGTTGGCGTCTTTGATATCCACCAGTACTCCGCTTATTTGGTCAAGGAGATCAGAGAAAACGAGGCTCAGCAGGAGTATATCGTTCAAAAGTCTCTCAGCATGTCCGAGATTTCCATGTGTGATACGTGTCTCAGGTTTGGTACTGCGTGTTCTTGTGAAATCCAGAGGGAGCTCCAGTCTGGCTTTGTCGATGACAACCCCACTTTTTCACTTGTTGGCGGATTTCTTGTTTTGTACAGTGTCGTTATCACCATGATATTGTTCAAGTGTTACGCCATTCTTCAGGTGTTTCAGGACCAACTCATTGGGGTTGCCCCCCAGATTCGGGGGGTCACTTCCGTTGTTGATTCTGTCCTCGGCTGGCATTCCTGGCTCACTTCTCCCCTTATGATCATCCCTTACATAACCTACCCCTATAGGTATGTTCGGGCTAGATTGGACTCGAGGTATGCTAGGACCATCGCTT